AAGGAATCAACCGAACAGTCAGCGAGGAGTTGCTCACCTCTGCGACGAAGTTAGTTCCAGGTCGATTAGCCGCTCCTCCATGGCGCATTATCATAAAGTTTCTAACGGTTCTCGCGCCCGCGGCATACTTATTCGTATCGACTCGAGCGTAAAGAGGTGGAGCTATTTCACCTCCCGCAAGACTTCTTTGAATCAGAGTACCCATTATCCGAAGAGTTTCTCCTCTGCGCTATTTGGAGCATTCTCAATAGCCATATGGGTGATTTGTAATTCCACATGCTTATGATCCGACTCTCCCTTTTGCTTTCTTGCTGAAACCGAAGTGACCTCAATCTTTGCAACCATGACCTTCTTATCTCCAATGTCTGGCATATCCATCCCCAGTTTTTTAAGGGAGTCATTATCCAAGTTGATACTGAGTCCGAATGGAAACTGTGGACCCTTGTCCTTTCCCCCCAGGATAGAGTCAGGTACTGAACGGTCTCCCGATTCCTTTTTACTCAAAGCCATACTTGTCATTCTTTTATTACCTGCCATATCAGCCTCCTCTTTCTTGGATAAATTCAGACTCAGGAATCTCATCATCCTGTTGTTCGTTAACGGACGTAGCTCTGGCCTGATCGAGTTCTAATAAATAAAGCTGAAAGGCACGAGCTCCCATTCCAGTAGGATCTCCCGATGTAAGTCGTGGCGCAATATATCCCGCTATTCGGAACGATAGAGCCAGAATAAAATCAGGTTGAAATAGTTCTGCGTTAGTAACCCGTAGCGTGTACTCAAGGACGGCGTTTTCCTGGTCTGTAAAGATAACCTCTTTGTTATCCTTGTTTGCTCTTTGGGAACTTACACGACTCTGCCTATCGTCATTTCGTATTCCGCTTAGGATTTTTCTCATCTTGAGACAGTCTGTAGGATATTGATAAGAAAATGCCCACTCAGTAGTTGGGTCCTTTTCAATTAGAGCAAGAGCCAAAACCTTAGTAGCGAAAGGCCATGGGAAATCCCGAAGAGTCGCATCCCTGGCAGTATTGAAAAACCGACGGCAGACAATAGACTCCTCCGTTTTTTCGTTTTCCAGGTTTGCGATTTCCTTACCAGTTCCCAAATGAGAAATAGCTAGATTACAAATTTCAACGTCAGACGCCATGGCCTTCCCCCTTAGTAACTACTCCCGCTAGCAACTTTAGGCTTGTGAGCCGATGCTGCGGGCTTTGATTTTCTAGTTCTTTTCTTTTTCTTCTTTTTTTTCTTTCTTTTCTTTTTGGCCATTACTTCTTGCCTTTCTTCTTAGCTGTTCTCTTCATTTTTTTTGCGGCCTTATTCTTGGCCTTTTCTTTTTTTGTGTGTTTTGGCATGTTGCCCTCCTTTAAAATTCTGTGGTGCTGCCGTTTGGGGGTTTTCAAATGGTATGTTTGCCATCCAGTCTTTCGGTTTACCTGTGCCCATTAAAATATCCCACCATTTCAGCATTTGGCTAAGACAATGGTGTTCCATACCTGGCGTGTGGTGAACCATATGATATCTAGTGCCGATGTATCCAGCCTTTTTGTAAAAGCTCCTTGGAATTAACTTAAACCATTTGTATTGACCGTGACCGCGACTGGCTTCAAATACTCCCCAGGCAATCATAATGGGGCAGAACCACAAACCGAACAGATACGTGGCAAGGACGCATGGAAGAGACGAATCTAGCGTTGCCTCTACAATATGGATGCTAAACTTTTGCGTTCTCTTAAAATCATCGTGATGTTTTATGTGGTACTTACCAAGCCAATAAGGCATCCAACTAGAATGGAATGCGACATGAAGCCAGTACAGCCAAGCGTCCACGAACAAAGTGATTACGACTATTTTCAAAATAAATATCAAAATGAAAATTACATATTCCATAATCAATTAACCGGTTTAAGTTTTCTGCCCGTTAGTTCCATAGTAACCGCTGAAAATGCAGTGCTCTCACCCTTATCAAGCGGACCCAATGTAAAGACCCAATTAAATCCTCTTTGTAATTGTCCCCTATCCCAGGCGCCGGTAAATGTTCTGCTATACCATGCTGCTCCTCCAGCTATAAAAACACCTTGTGAGCCCACGAGTGTTCCATCTATTCTGACATCTACCGTTTGACCAATAGAAAGAGAACTTCCCGCGTACATTCTTACAATGATTTGAGTGACGTCGGTTATTAAAGGCACGTCCATTCCGTATTCATTTGTTTCTAATTCGTCTGCTTCCTGCCCTCTAATTTCTGGAGACACTGGAGGGGTAACAGGAAACCTTATTGATTTGTCTATATTAGCAAACCCTGTAGTAGCCCAAGTGACTATGACATCCTTAATTGGATCTGCATGTGCAATACCAGTCATATTGGATCAATCTCAACTGATACGCCCAGAACATTCTCACTGACTACGGTGAGAGTTTTAAAAGCTCCGAGGGCTGCGTTTGCGTTGGCTATGCTAAAACCTGCGTATTCGTTTGTGCCGTCCTTTATCATTGTGGCGTTGTATCCTGAGCCGCCGTGGCCCGCGACGTAGTCGTCCATCTTTTCCATCATTGCTAAAAAGATTTCAGCCTGTGTAATGCTGCCCCTAGCGTAAGACCACAAAAGGGCATGACGGTTAATCGTTGGCTTAAAACACATGATCATTCCAATCTCATGACCAGTGCCGTCAAAAACCCATCCTTCGCATTGGGGCTTTCTATCAAGGGCATAGGTGAAAACATCAAACGGCTTGCCTATGAAATGCGCTCTTGAACGCGCAAGTCCAGAGATGAACTTAGCAAGAATTGGAGTGTCGCTAGTTGTAAACTGTTCCCATGCCATTATCTAAATATCACCGTTACGTTGATCTGATCGACAGTCCCACTTTGGGCAGTCGTCTTAAATCTAACCCACGAATTCGCTGGAATCACCGCGGCATTAAAAACCGTGGTAATCTCTCCGTCAGTTTCTGAAGTTACAACCACTCCGCCGGTTACAATCTGAGTTCCGGAAGCACTTGCGTCTGTGTCGTGAGTAATAGTGTAAGTAACTGACGGGCTTGAAGTACCATCAACTACAGCGGCAAGTTTTGTTACTGTTAATTGTACGTCAGTAAAAAAGAATAAATGATTTTCGGAAGAGCCTGGATCATCGAGAGTGAATTTTGCGGTATTTTCATTTGGAATTCCCGTTGCCTCTGCATTGCATTCTACTGGCATTATCGCGCCCCCGAGACGGATGCGAATACGCTAACCTTCGCTCCAGTACCACTAATGGACACAACTCTGGCCCTAGTAAATTGCCAAGGAGTAACTGAGCCGCACACTCCACCTGTCACGACTGTCCCAAGCGTTAGGGTAAACGTGGCAAGGGTTTCCCAATTAACATTATTATTAGATATCTCAACAACAACTACGGCAGCCCCCGTCCCGGAGGAAGTGGAACCGATGCCATGATAGCCAACGCGATTGCCCCAGAACGTATGCTTCTCCCCAGTTTCTTGTGTGGTGGAGTCGGTGAGTAATGGAACGCTTGATCTCTTGGGCATTTTACACGTCCATAATTGCTGAGACTTTTTGTTTCAGCCCATCTAACTTATTCGTTAACTGGGATAGCTGCTCCTCTTTTGCTTTGATATCATCATCAACAGATTTGGATTTCTCATTCGCTGCTTTATGAATTTCCTTGGCCTCCGCTTTTAATCTATTAGCGCTGTCGAGAATTTCTCCGGCCTCTTCCTTTGCTTTGTTTACCATTTGTCGGACAACCTCTTGCCCGTCGAGTATAAGATTTTTAGAACTCTTTTTGGCCTCTTCGAGTTCTTCAACCGCCTGCACAAGACCTGCATCCACACTTTCAATATTACCTTCCGCCCGTTCAATCTCTTTGACTAGTTTCTCCTTTCGACTTTCAAGTTCTTCGCAGTATTGTTTGAGGCTTGCGATTTTATCCAACTCCTCTACTAATCCGAATAGTGGTTTGAATCGCTTGACTAAATTTTTTAAATCGTCTGCCGCTTTCTGTGGATTCATTATTTCCCCCTCTTGGTAACAATTAGGGCCACGTCGAGATCGGTTGTGCCGTCTCCGCCCGTAACATTTGGCCTAATCTGTAAAGTTGATTCTTGAATAGAAGTTATACCTGCGGCGGAGATAGTAATTGGATCGCCTTGCAAATCGTTTAGTGTTGCCCAATTAGTTCCGTCGTGACTTCCCTGCATCGTAACCGTTGCGCCCCCGAATGTTCCAGTGACTTGGACATGCCTGATTGCCCATCCTGGCTGTCTGTGGGCCGATCCGACATCGGTATTTAAAAGCGTTTCCCAAAAAGCCTTAACGGTGTTCTCTTGAAATTGTTTAATCGAGCTAACAACTGCTGTGATTGTCGCCATGAATCCCTCCTTGGAAACTGGGGCCCCCCAAAAAAGCGAAGGGGCCCCAATCTCGCTATATTACGTCTTTATCTCCAGACGACTTACCACCTTTGCCGCCTTTGCCGCTTCCCTTGCCGCCTTTTCCAGACGACTTATCATCCTTCGAAGGCTCTTCAGCTTTCTCTGACTTCTTGGGTTTGGCATCCTTTTTAGAAGCAAGTGGTTTTCCGTCGTCTCCGACTTCAACCATCCATTTCTTGGAGAATTGACGTTCTTCACAATCGAAAACATCGCCAACTCTGCGGCGAAGCATTCCGAGATATCCTAGTTTTAGTGCTTTAACTTTCATCACTCCCCCTTATCCTGTAATGGTGTAGCCGTTAGCGTACGCCGTCCACTTATCGATTCCTTGAGCCAAGCCAGCCGTGAAGCTACCTGCGGTCAAGTTTCCGTTGTTTGGCGTATACAACAACCTAATGAATTGGAACTGGAGCGGTGGAGATCCAGGGTCCAATGCATGGAAGTGTTGCACTCCAATGGCGGAGGTCGCAAGAATTATGAACAGATTCTGCGTTCCGTCCGGAGTGAACGATTCGGTTGAGTCACCCTCTAGGGCGACGGTTACTGTTGAATCTGACCCGGAATCAGTCATCGCAACATCGACGTTTAGAGCAAGGTAAAGCACTTGCCCAGTGCCAATATCGCGGTTGATACCGAGATCGATTACGTTCGTTGATGCCGCGGCGGCTGTAATCGCCTGGGCATCACTGAACTGGTTTAATGCATCAAGATACATTGTTAATCTCCTTGTAAAAGTGGTTGAAGTTTCAAGCTACCCATTAGGTAATTTGAGCTTCGGTTTCAATGAGCGAGTCAACAAGTCTTACCGGAAGTCCCCGGAAGCTTTGCTGACGAACGCCCGCCACGTTTTCGAAATTAAGACCCCCACCTGAAATGGTATCGTCCCTACTCTGAATATCCAGCATTTGAATAACTGAACGGTTCATGTAGAACACAGGCTTTCCAGTTTTTAAGCTAGGAAGTCTATGGGTTGCCTTAATCATCAAGTCAAAGAGATCGGCAGCCGAGGACTTATTAACTAAGTCAGAGATATCGATGTTCGCAATACGAACGACATATCTCCAATCTTTAACCGCAAGTCCTGGGTCCCATGACCACATGTCTTGGAATGCGCGCATTCTGTTTCCAGCAACACCCGCAGTGACTTCGACTGTGACCTCTCCCATGTCTTTATGATCTAGACCGGCCTTAGAACCTTTTGGAAAGATTCCGCAGACTTGGTTTTGTGCCCATGAGACTAGCCAGATTGACGAGTTATCGGAACCCGTACCGCCAGCATCCAAGACGTTCTCTGCGTTTGCGGCAGAGAGTGAATTGAATCTTGGGGCAAGTCCCGTGAACTCTTCCGGAGATGTTCCCTGGTTTCCAAAGAATAGCGTTGAAGAAAATTCCTGGTTCATCGCTTCTATGAATGCCATAGCCTCAGATAGACGGAATGCCGCTTGATTGCCGTTGAGATTAGCCAACTTAACGTCGACTTCACTCCAGGCTTCAAGCATAGCAATTGCTTCGTCGATCTGAGCGGTTGTACTCTTCGAAGGTGCAACACCTTGGTTGAGCAAACGCCAGGTTGTTGAAGGCAATCCGGTTCTAACGGTCACTCTATGACTTGTGGCTTGATTCGCCTCAATCCATAACATGTCCATTAGGATTTCATTGGTTTGAGCCAGCAATTCGACAATGATGGGAACTTTTCCATCAGGATCAAGTCGCTTAGCATGATCAGCCAATGTTAATGCATTGGTTGCTAACGTAGCCATTGATTACTCCTTAGGTTTTTCCGGATAAAACACTTCGTGCGCAAATTTTTCTCTCTTCACACCTTCGCTAGAAGGCTGAATATCGAATTTATCTGGCCCGATTGCATTACCGATTCTGTGAAATAGCTTAACTAGTTCAGGGTGATTCCCCAGTTTGCTTTCACTTAGTTTATCCATGAAGGATTTGTTAGAGAACTTAAGCATGACTGCAAAAGCGAGTCTGGAATTGGCGTCAAAATTGTCGCCTCCAAACTCTTTGTCAGCTTTGAGTTCTTCCACCCATTCCTTCGACTGTGTTTCTAATTGCTCCATTTGCGTATCCGCAAAGTCAGCAAGTAGATCATGATCTCGGTAATGCAATCGGGCCAGATAAATTCGATATTCAGCCTTCTAGCGAAGGTGTGAAGAGAGAAAAATTTGCGCACGAAGTGTTTTATCCGGAAAAACCTAAG